AGATTCAGTCTTTGGTTTATCCATACCGTCCATAATTGGCTTGAAGAAAAATGGAAGTCTACTATTAATTGGAACTACTTTATCAGTGAACATCTTTTTAGCATCGGCTCCTGTTTTTGATAATATTCCAATACGAGAATCTCGTGCAAGAGTTCCTATGTTTACAGCTTCAGATGAAGACATAAAAGAGAATCCTGAACGTCTAATCTTAAGATATATCATACCAAAACTACGCTCATCTGCTTTGCACGCTTCCCAAAACAACCAATAGATTCTATTTGCTTCACGAAAGTCAGGATAACCAACATCAATACTTGACCATTGAAGATACATATAATGAGAACCTGTTACATAAGTTTTTATTCCATTGTTCATAAACCAAACTCCTTGTTCTCTGCGGTCAAACTCTTGCTCAATGTAATCTACCCATCTGTTTTTAAATTCAGCAGGCATCTCATTCCATTGGAATATTGATTGTATTCTTTCTAATGATTTAGGTAGTGGCTGTCTTTCCCAATACTGCTCAGGTTTACTTGTGTGTCTTTGAAGACACTTATCGGGAGTTGGAGGTATAGCAATATGAAGACCTGATATATTTATCACGTCTCCAATCTGTCCCGTCTTTGATATTACAACAACATCGTATTGGTCATTATAACCATACAGCCAAGACTTATTTCTGTTTTTATTAGAAATAACAGCCTTTGGTATGTAATCATTTACTACAGAATATAAACTATTTAGACCTTCTTTCAGCAAATCCTTGTCTTGTATCAGTTCTACTTCCTCCTTTTTCAGATAATTCAATGCTTTCCTTTTCGGCTTCAATTCTGTTTAGAATCTCAAACGCATCGAATATAGCTAATTTTTTTGTTGCTGCTGCATTTTTTAGCTTATCAGCAGCCAAGTCATCTCCTTCGCTATTTGGGTCCAATATGGAGTCCTCAGCGACCTTGATTAGTTCTTCTACAGCTTTATGTCCTGCTGCTATGATTTTCAGCTTTATGTCTTTTGTACTCATATACTATCTGTAAAACATTACATAAACCATTCTTCCTTCTTTCCACCCTGTGTTTGGATACTTACTATGAAAATAATTCGATGGATACATAACTGCTCTATTAGGTCTATAACCAACTACAGAATGTAAATCCCAATTATCTAAAATATTAGCTTCTTCTAAAAGAAATCTATTAGCTTCCTCGTCAGAAGTATCTAAAGGCATTTCATATCCTACTTCTTTATGTTTCCAAAAGGCAGTACCGTGAAGTCCTTCTTTTGTTGATTCAGATATATACAATACTAAAGCTCTTTCCGGTCTAATGTCCCCTACTTTTGAATCAGCGTGTATTCTCCAATCAGTATCTAAATCCTCTGTAGCAACTCTAAAGAACGCCAATAAAGACTCTCTTTTTACTCCGTCTATTTCGCTTAACTTGTCAAGAACTAAGCTATCAAATTCCTCATTAGTGTATTGGACCCAAAAGGGTTTATCTCCAACTTCTACTCTGACAAATTCATTCTCAGATAAATGTTTATAAACAGATTCATAAATCTCTTCTTCTAAAAAATTATCTACAACATTTATCATATCTTCATAGTTATTTGATGGTCATACATTCTATATAACTTTTCTCCGTCCACAGTAAATTCATATTCACTGTCAGGTTTAAAGCATATCGTATCTCCTGAATTAACTCCTTGACTTAGTAAGTAATCATTTGGGTAAATCATTTTACCCATTAATGGTTCTTCGTTAAATGGTTTCTTGATATATGATTCAATTGCAGCAATTGGCTTCACGAAACAATATCTGTCATAAGAAAACCACTTATCCCCTTTCTTATACATAAAGAATTGGTCGGTCTCAATAAAGAACAAATCATCTTTAAAGAAACTTTTCCCGCTTTTTTGACGACCACGCATATCATTATAATACTTAAAAGCGTTATGATGAACAAGCAGTGTGTCTCCTATTTCTATAGGACCGGTATAGCCTAATGGAGTTTCGACAACTTCAGCATAGCGGTTTGTGAATTTATGGTCTTCTTCCGAAGTACTTACAATAAATTCAATTCCCGCTATGTCTTTTGTGTTGTCATATCTTTTTCCATTTTTAGGCTTTGCAATAAAGTAAAATGGAGATTTCATTAAAAATTTATATTATATTCGATTGATATTGGTATTTGAGAATTAAATTCTTTCCACAAAACTACTTCCTCTTTTACATTTATAATGTAAATTTTGAAAGAGTTTCGTCTTTCATCAAACCTAATAAGATGTATTTCATTAGTATCTCCAAGCACTTTTTGACCAACAAGATAGTGCATAGCATTGCTCTTGTAGTCAGCACCTATTGATATTTTTCTAATGTCCATCTTAATCCTCTTTTACTAAATAATCATAAAGGAATACAATCTGAGGATTATTTAATCCTCTTGTATAAATAATGAAATCTTCTTCATCAATCTTATTAAGATACTCTACACTATACTCGAAGCTATTAAGTTCGGCTAATGCTTGATTGATTTTTTCTTTTGCAGGATTATCGCTCCATTCAAAATAAGTGGTTCCATCTTTTTCTACTTGTTCAACATCAAATCGTGTAAACAATTCTTTTTGTTCTTCAAAGTATTTCTTGATGCAAGAATGAACAGACTTTGTAAGTCTTATTCCTGTAATGATTGTAGAAGGACTTTTTAAATCCTTATCATTCTGACATTGGCTTAAAAGTTCAGCCAATATGTTTAACTCGTTAATTGTTAATTTTTTCATTTGATTTAATTTTTATTTTACAAATATATAAAAAAAAGCGAGATTATTTATAAACCTCGCTTTTCTATTACTTTGCAGCATCTTCAAAGTCTTTTTTCTGAGCAGCTGATAAAGCACCTGAGAACCAATCCTTACCTAACATAATAGTTAAATGTTCTTTGTTTCTACTTACTGTTGCCAATTGCTCTTCATCTAAATTTGATTCAGAAGACAATGTTTTTATCAATTCAACTGAATCATAAGCAGCTGATATTGATTTTTCAATTTGTTCTTGTGTTAAATTTTCCATTTTTTTTAAATTATGTTTACGATTCCTGAATTATTCCATAAGTCTCCGGCAACCAATCCTGCTGAAGAAGTTGGTAAGTTAGCCATATTAACAGTACCTCTAAGTATTGTTTTAATAATTGATGTATTACCTATAGTAACGGTATTAGAGCCTGCTCCAATAGCTTGATAACCTATAACAATTTGATTAGTCTGACTACCTGATAATGCTTTTGTTTCATTACCTATAAAAACGGAGTTAGTAACTGTTACATTATTAGTTGTACTACTATCTTTACCTGCGGAATTTCCAACTCCAACATTACCACTTACTGAACTACTTCCTCCAATTGCATTACTACCAATAGCTACATTATCGCTACCTGTAGTGCACAAAAAAAGAGCAGTACTACCAAAGCCAATATTACTACTTCCTGTTGTAATTAAAGCACCTGTTCCTCGCCCCACAACTGTATTACCACTTCCTGTAGTGTTGTTAGTCAAAGCGTTCCACCCTACAGCTGTATTAGAACCACCTGTGGTATTTGCTTTTAAAGCGGCATTACCAATACCGGTGTTTGAAGCTCCTGTATTATTTTGTAATGATTGATAACCAACACCTACAGTATTCGATGCTGTATTAGATTGTAATGCTTCCGAACCGATTGCTACGCTAAAATTACCTCCACTATTCTGCATTGCAAAATTACCAACAGCAACATTTACAGAACCGGTAGTACTTTGTAAAACGGAAAGACCAACGCCTACATTAGAACCCGTAGCTGTGGCATTAGCCATAGCAAGATACCCAACGGCTGTATTATTTGAATCGGTATTGTTTAATAAAGCACTTTGACCAATTGCTGTGTTATTGCTCCCTTGATTGTTTTGCAATGAATTATGACCAACCGCTACGTTAAAATTTCCATTAACGTTTACTTTCAAAGATTGATAACCAATAGCTATATTATTACTTTGCCCCGTTGAGAACAACGCTTCAAATCCAATAGCAACATTAAATCCACCCGAACTTGTATTGTTTAAAGCAAAAGGACCTATTGCTATATTTTTTTGAGAAGTAGTACTATTTGTTAAGGCATTATGACCAATTGCCACATTATCAACACCTGTTGTATTACTTCTTAGCCCATTGTTTCCTACAGCAGTATTTCTCGCACCTGTTGTATTAGCACTTAAAGAAAAATACCCAATAGCAGTATTATTACCCCCTGTAGTATTCACAAGCATAGCCTGAAAACCAATTGCAGTATTTTGAACACCACCTGATGCTGTGTCTCTTAACGCTGCGTAACCAATAGCTACAGAGTCTGAAACTACTGAATATTGCATAGCCTGAGCACCAATAGCTACAGATTGACTTGAAGTAAGGGAAGTGCTAAGTGCTAAATGACCAATAGCTATGTTATTACTTCCTGTAGTATTTGATTTTAAACAATCAACTCCTAAAGCGACATTTTGATTACCACTTTGATTATCTTTTAAAGTCTCATCTCCTAACGCTGTATTGTTGCTTCCTGTAGTATTTGTCTGCATTGATAAATACCCAACAGCAGTATTATTAATTCCTGAAGAAGTGTTTCTAAGAGCCTGAGTACCGACAGCGGTGTTATTGCTTCCTGAAGTAACACTTCTTAACGCTTCAAATCCAATTGCTGTACTGTTTGAAATTCCAACACTTGAAAATAAAGCAAAAGGACCTAATGCCACATTGTTTGAACCTGTAGTGTTGTTAACCAAGGCAGAAATTCCAACAGCTAAGTTAGAACTTCCTGTAGTATTTAAAATCATAGCTCCATTACCAACAGCGGTATTTGACCCACCAAAAGTAGTATTAGCCATAGCACTTGACCCAATAGCTGTGTTGCTACTTCCTGAAGTAGCAAGAGCCAAAGCCTGATTTCCAACAGCAGTGTTAAGAGTACCTATTGTATTGGCATTTAAAGCATTATAACCAAGAGCTGTGTTAAAAGAACCTGTAGTATTAAATCTCAAAGTTAAAGAACCAACAGCTGCATTTTGACTACCCGTTGTATTAGATTGAAGACTTAAAGCACCTACAGCTGTATTTTGAATACCTGTTGTATTTGAAAACATTACAGAACTACCTATACCTGTGTTTGAAGCTCCTGTATTATTTAATAATGATGAAAAACCAATGGCGGTATTATCATTTGCAGTAGTCATAGTAAGCAAAGAAAGATACCCAATAGCTGTATTTCTAAGTCCTGATGTAGCAGATGACAACGCTAAAGACCCAACAGCTGTTTGACTGTTGACTGTAGCACTTCTCAATGCTTCTTTACCAATAGCAACATTATCTACTCCAATAAGATTGCTATTTAAAGCCTGAAGACCTACAGCAACATTATTTGCTCCATTTATATTAGCTCTTAAAGCCTCAAGCCCAATAGCAACATTATTTGTTCCTGATGTATTTGATAATAACGATTCGTATCCAACTGCTGTGTTATTACCTGCTGTATTAACAGCAAGAGAATTATATCCAATAGCAGTATTTTTATTTCCTGTAAGATTACTTGCTAATGAATTAATACCAATCGCTATATTTCCACTACCTCCTATATTTTTTTCAAGAGCATATATTCCAATAGCTAAGTTCTCAATTCCTGTAGTATTATCTCTTAAAGTCTGCCAACCAATAGCCATATTTTCAGATCCTGTAGTATTATTGTCTAATGCTAAATTTCCAAGAACAATGTTTTTATTATTTGCACTTCCAGGACCTTTTCCTACTCTGATACTGTCTCCATCAAGAGTTGAAACATAAATATCATTTTGTGCTTCAAAATCAGTAGTAGTTATTTTACCTGTAAGGTTTATGTCTTCAGTAGCAGTATTACCTGCTGTAAGAACAATTTGTAAGTCAGGAGTAACAGCAACAGGTATGTCTGACAAATAAGCCACAGTACCTGAAGCATCTTGAAAAGTTGCAGTTCTTGTTGCTCCAATAGTAGTGGGTTTCTTAATTTCAAATTGACGAGAAGTAACAACAGGGTCTATTAAAGCTAAAGTATCTTGACTTACAATAGCCATATTAAACCCTGTATTGTCATAGAAATTAAATCTATTTTTATTTCCTGTAATAGAAACATATCCATTTCCTGATAAAGCGTTAGTATTGTATAAAAATATACCTCCAATAAAAGCATCTTGAATTGAAACATTTCCGGCAGTAAGCACTTCATCTAAAGTAGGAGTAGGTGGTATTGCAACTGTGTCCCATAAAATACCTGTTGCAGTTTTTGATAAAAACTGTCCTGCTGTACCTGTTGATGATGTCTCATCTTCAATGTCATCAGGCTTTACCAACGTAACATAAATATTTCCCGTCAAGTTTATATCTTCAGTAGCTGTATTTCCTGCATCAAGTACATTTTGTAATGTAATATTCTGAGCAAATAAACTCAATAAACTTTGAAGGGTAAAATTATACGTTCCATCGACAGGACTTCCTCCTACCTTGGTTCCTATTAATTTATCTGCTAATTGCGGACTTCCCGCATTAGCATAAGTGCTTATTTTTGCCATTTTATTCTTTTTTTTGCGTTATTTCTCCTGTTTGAATATTAATAACAGAATCCGCACCGTATTTGTCAATTAAAGCCTTTTCGTGTGCAGAAAACTCTGCTTTTAATAATTCTATATGACGTAAGATGTTTTGCTTCTGCAATTCAACATCTCCAATAGCCAATTTTGCTTTATTAAATTCTGAGTTTAACTCGTTAATTTTAGCAAGCTCTTCTTGCGTTACTGTTTGAACTTGGTCTTGCGTAAATTTGTTTGTGTTTTTCATTTTGATTTAATTTAATTGTTATGCTACAAATATATGAATTATTATTGATTTCTTTTTAAGACTCTTTCCATTTTGCGTTCTATCTTTTTAGGATTAGTTATAACTCTCGTTCTACTATTTCCTGTATTTGTTTGACGAGTTATCTGCAAAGCTGTTGGCTTTCCTTTCTCATCAGTAGCTACATCATAAGATTTGTATTTAATCTTTCCGCTTTCCTTTTCCTTTTGCTTAGCAAAAGTATTCATAGAAGAACCATCTTCTTTAGTAAAACTTGAATACGAAGTATGAGAAGCAGAATACTTACCACCTCTTTGTTTTTCATTAGATGTAGATTTGCTTTTTGCTGTTCCACTGATAGGCTCAGGTGTAGCCGCTAACGGAGTGTCAGGTCTTTTCATTAAAGTAATATTTTATTTAACTTTCTGTATGTATAAAAAAACAATAAAACCAACAAAATGATTAAAAGCCACCACCAAAAAACTGTGTGGCTTTCCTTTTTGTCTATATGTTTTTTGAATACTTTTTCTTTTTTATCTTTTACCACTTTTACTTCTTGAGATTCTTTCTTAACCTCCTGTTTCTTAGTGGAATCGACTACTGCAACCTTGGTTTTTTTGTATCTGATTTTAGCATTGAAGTATTTCTTTTCTCCAATAACAACAGGCTTAGTAGAATCTATTGGAGTAATCTCCATTTCATCTGTATCCGTATTTATACTTATATTGTTTTGAGTAACAACAACTTCTTCTTTTTTAATTGTTGAGGTGCTATCAACTTTTACTACCGTATCTGTTTTTTGCACATCAACTTTTCTCGCACCACAAGATGCAAGTAATACAAATAAAAATATGAAACTATATCTTAACATAAGTGTATGTTTTTCCATTGATTACCTCCGTAAATGTTTTTCCATTACGAACAGATTCCATTAGCGTTCTCCAAGAATGACCAAAAGTCATTTCAAAATGAGGAGCATCTTTAAACTTCCAATCTCCTCCCCACGCAAATCCTAACGACTTAAAATATTCAACAACCTCAAGCCAATCAGCTTTACCGTCTTTATCAAAATCTAACACCTCATAAGTAGCAGATTCAAATACTCCATCGTTGTTTTTATCAAGCAACAATACAATATCGAATGCCAAGTGATAATTATGTATAGATTGTCCTCCTTTGGACTTTGTAACAATACCTAATCGTTTTCCTGAAGAATCAAAAAGTTTGGTTCTACCTTGAGCAAACAATTCATTTTGTTCTTCATTAGTTCTTGTGGTATAGGCAAAACGCAAACGAACTCCCTTTCCAAGGAGTTTGTTATTTGCGTATAGATAAGCATCTAATGCTTTTTGTCTTATTTTCGGGTGTAGCGTAGCTATTCTGTCAAGAGTTACCTTATCCATTAGTCTGCCAAATCATCAACGTTATCTTTAACTTCCTTCGCTCTAAGAAATGCTTTTTTAAGCATATCCCAAATTTTTATATTATAAGCCTCTTCTATGTTTTCTTTTATAGAAACTAACTCTATAAAAATTAATAGTATGGCAGATATTTTAGTAAACATAAAGTCTATACCTAACCACTTAAATATAAACTCGTTTAATATGAATTTATCAATTACGAATAATAACAAAACGCATATTTCATACAATAGCATTTTTGACACAATCTGAGATAATCTTTTACTTCTAACACTCTTCCACCCATTCAGTTTTACGCTTTTAAATATTCCCGTGAAAGTATCAAGAATAATAGCAGCACCTACCGCAACAAGTATCCCATAAATGGGAACAAATAGAAGTATCAATGACGAAAATATATAGTTAATGTATTTCATTATCTTCCTTGTCCTTTATATGGTTTAACATAATTCTTGCTCGATTTTGACGCACTCATCTTAGTCTTAGCGTGAACTCCCTTTCTTTTAATATTAGGAGTTATCTTCTTAGCAGGTAGGTTAGCTTGCTTTGCCATAACAATTAATTGATTACTTCAAATAAAACACTTAATTGAGCCTCATCAGTTGTTGTTCCAATAGCAGGTCCTGCTTCATCTCCGGCAATTCTAATCATATCTCCTGCCGCTAAAACTAAATTCAATCCACTTGAAAATTTACCAACATAAGTACCATTATCTGCATCTGTCAAAACAATATTCAATGTACCAACAAGAGAGTAATTACCATCTATAGTAGGATTGTCTGTCAAAGGATTGTTTAATTTATACAAATTAACAGTCCAAGAAGACCCAACAGGAATACTGTGAATACTTGTACTAATCCATTTAAACCCTGCGGCTATAATTCTACAATCTTGTAGAATTGGAAGAGTAGAAGAGTGGTTCGCAGCAGGCGTTGAACCTACCCATTCTAAAATATCTTTAAGATTACCACCCGGGTCGCCACCATACATATTAGAAAAAACTCCTGTCATCATATAAGTAGCAGGAACTATACCTACAGCGGTCTTGTCAATCTTAACGTTGTTTGCTCCTTTATACCCAACTAAATAGTCAATATCTGAAGCATTAGCTGCTGTAGTAAATTGTGAAAATTTAATGTTTGCCATTGTTTCTTATTTTTAAATTTCTGTTATTATTTTTTTGTTGTTTTCTGTAATTATTTGCTCATTATTTTCTGTAAAAACATATATAATCTCATATTCAGGAATCATAAATAAATCTCCTGCTTCTGTAATTAAAAAGTCATCTTGTTCAGATATAATAAAATTAGTTGTAACAGGAGGAATAATTCCTCCTCCTAAATTGGATTGACCAATTACATTCGTTATAGCTATCTGCAATCCGTTCATAACTTATTTTTTTACCAAAGAGCAATTATATTCTCAGCGTCTGTTCCTGTAGCGTATATCTTTCCTAAATTTACAGGGAAGAATGAACCTCCTATAACATTTTCAAAAACAACATTGTCTCCCGCTAAAGTATCAACAGCAATATTTCCTGCAACTCCGATATACAATACGCAACCGTCATTGTTTCCATATCCTGACATTGGACCTTGAAGATAAATTTTATAATCTTGCCCAACAACACCAATTGGTGCATTCAACGCAAGAGTTGTAGCATTTATTACTTGAAGAATAGTTGCTGCCTCTCCTGTGCCATAAATATAAACAACATCTCCGGGATTAACCGTATATATTGTATTTCCTGAAGCATCAGTAGTTACAAATTGTGCACTTGGGTCAACTATTGTTGAAGCTCCAACAGAACCTAATGTCCCTTGTGTCATTAAGTTTGGAGATGGTATTCTACAGTTGTCTGAAGGTATTACCAATAATGCTCTCGATGCTTGTAATTTTAAATTTGCCATAGCTTTATATTTTATAAAATGTTTTGTTTATTATTAAGTTTGGACTATTTAATTTTTCTTTTCTGCCATTACACCCACAGTCCTCAATACCAACTGCTTCTGAAATTGCTTTCACAGCTTTCTTAATTCCTGTTTTTGTAGTAAACTTATCAATAGTATCTCCTAATCCTCTGCTTTTCATTGTGTAAAGATATTAAAAATTTTTGACTGAATTTGTTATCGGATTATATTTAAAACTTTGAGCAGACCTTCCTGTCTGTTTTGCTGCTCTGTCTTTTGCTCTTTCCTCAGCAGTCATAGCATTTCTTTTCATACCTTCCTTGGTATATGTTTTGCCATCTGCTTTTAAATGACCTCTCTTTTGCAATATTCCTACTGCCAACTTTCTATCTCCAACTTGGGCTGTCAATCTTTCTAATAACTGACCTTTACCCATAAACTTCTGAGTTGCCATTTTATTTCTTTTTAACAGGAGTTTTTACATTACCTTTTAAAAATTTCATTTTACCATTTAAAGAGTCTTTTGATTCATACTGCTTTGCATTTTTGATTATTTTTTCTTGCTTAATCATTTTAGCAGTTGGCTTTTTACCTGAACCTTTTGCAGCTCTAATGTTATCCCAAAGACCTCTTTGAGACACAGAACCGTCTTTTCTTTTTATTAACTCTTTCATTAGTATTTGCCTTTTCGATTTTTTGGACTCGAAGCAGTCGAACCTCCCGGTCCTGCCCATAATTTTTTACACGCCCAATATCTTGGGGTTAACTTATCATTCGCTGTATCGCACTTATGTCTTGCTTTAAAACTTCTACGAGCAGCAGGGGAATAGTTATGACCATAACCCTTTGCTCCAAAGTGGAGGAGTCTTTCCTCCCCATTGGAACAGGCTTTTACCATCATCTTCTTTCCCTCTCTATTAGAAGGAACAGGACGGTTACATTTCATTTTTGACTTATCCACGGAATGCTCTTGTTGCGTTACCCGGATACTTATCTTCAGATACTACTTGTTCAGCAGCAACTTCTTCTACTTGCGATTGAGTCTCTACAGTTTCAACAGCTTGTTCTTTTAAGCCATTTTCAACAGCAGCTTGCTCTAATTTAGTTTTTCTTCCCATTTTTTTTGGTTTTAAAAATTAATCACAATAAGGATTGCTTCCTTTCATACCTTTCCCCTTAGCTCCACTAACTAATCTTTTGGAAACAGGTCCTGAAGCACCTTTAATTTTTGGAACAGAGTTCCCGCTTGTACTCGGCATCTGCATACGAGATGAACCCGGTAAGTTTGGAGTGCTTTTCATTATTTCTTCTTCATTGCTTTTTTAACAATTGCTTTTGCAGCACCTTTTACTGCTCCTTTTGCAGCAGCTTTCTTTGCACCTGATGGCATCATCATTCGTGATGACATAGGTAAGTTTGGAGTGTTTTTCATAATTACTTCTTTTTTTGGTTTTTCATTGCCGCTTGGGCGTTTTTAGCATAGTTGTTTCTTGCACTTGCTTTTAACTTTGGATTACTTGCCTGCTTAATATCATAAGCAGTTTTTGCACTTACTTTTTTCATTGTATTTGTATTTATTAAACTATTTTTCCACCAAATCCACCTCTTAAACCTTGAAGCCCCTGAATAGAAGACCCCTTTGAAGCAGCTTTGCTATCCATTTTTTTTCTTCTTGCTTGATTAGCAGCAGCACGTTCAGCATCTCTTTCAGCTTTACGCTCAATAGCTCTCGTGTTTATATCTTTAAGAGCTTGTTTTACATCAGCAAGAGTTTTATTCTCTTCGCTTTTATTTTCTTCTTTAGCCATAACTATAATTATTTACAACCACCTTTACCACAAACAGGATTGTATCGTTTTTCTTTAAAGCCACCGTCCCCTTGATTAGCATCAGGTTTCTTCTTTTGCTTTTCTAACCATTTAGAATATTGGTCATTAGTCATTCCTTTAGACTTAGCACCTTTTTCAAATTCTGTTTGTATTTTTCCCATTGCTTGCTTACCAATAGAATCTTTGTACTTATTAAAAAGTCCAATACCGCCTTTTTCTACAAGCTCT